TCAGACGAAGCAGGGGCATCCGCTTCCTAAAACAGCCGGTTATGCTCAAGGACCCTTTCCCCCAGAGCTATACCGTTCTCAACCAGTTATAGAAGAATACGAATCTATAACTGGAAATGGTGGTCCTGAAATACCTGAGGGCGGAACACCTCAAAACAATTTTCAACCATTAAAGTGGTTTAAATGCAAGTACTGCGACGATACCATTGCAGAAAACAAACTTGCTAGTCATATATGTCCTAATCAGTAGGAGATTGTACAGTGGCCGATAATATTCCAAGCTACCCAAGTATTCCTAACCTTGTAAACATTTTGGGTATTGATACCGATACGTTTAGGGTTATGCAAGAAAGTGGCCTTAATATTGAGGGTATTGTAGCTAATAATGTTGGTGTAGACGACGCCATTGATACTTATTATGACCCGTACTTAGAGTACGGAGCACGAACTGATGATCAACGAGACTCTGCAAATGAGGGAGAAGGCAGAAGAAATCTATCACCTAATCCCAATCAACCTGGTGTTCCCAACCCCTTAACTGTAAGAAACTACACCGCAAACTATAAACCTGGTGACATACTGAGTATGGCCCCTGCTAATTTTGAAGAAGGCTCCGAATACACTGAAGTCCCTACAGCAACTTCAAACCCGGCCCATCCTCGCACAGTAGCCGCAACGTACAATAGAGAAGAAACTAAGCTAACAATTATGTTCTTTGATGGCACCCTGTATAATTATTATTCAGTTAGCCCCGAAGAATGGAATAACTTTAAGACAGCTCAAAATGACAGAGGAGAGCTTTCTAAAGGTCAATATATAAAAGATACTCTAGATCAAAAAGCTAGAGGATTTGCAAATATTGAAGAACTTCCAGAAGACGTTAGAATGTTAGCTAGAACTCTTGCACGTGGAGTTCAGGTTGCTGCGGCAAGAAAACGTGGGTGGACTCCACCAGCTAGTATTACGCCAAGAGCTCCACAAGTTAGCAAAACACCCAAACCAATTAAACCTAATTTCGGAACAGGCAGAAGGAAAACAATCATATAATATGAATAGTGAACCAAAGGACATAGGCAACATGTACTGGCATATATTGGAATACCCTGTAAAACCAAAAGTACTGTGGGAAAAAGCAGAGACTCAAGAAATTGATGAGCCGTTTCGCTTTGGCAGTGGTTGGGCATTACGCATGCCATTTACTCGTAAAGCAGTGGTCGTAGGAAAATGGCGCACTTCTTATACTGAAAGTGAAGCCTTGACGTATGCTATTAGAGGTAGATCTTTAGATACTGATGAAGTAGACTGGGATACAATACGTTTTGGAATTAGTGGGGCAAAAAATGATAAGACGCAAGCAAGCGGCTGAACAAGAAAAATCAGCTCTTCAAAAACGAATAGAAAAAATAGAAACGCCTGAGTTACTTAAATGGGTAGACCAGGCACTTTTTGCTATTGGTCGCAATTTGAATGATTGGCATAAAAATTCTGAAGTTGTTTATTTAGAAGAAGCTAAAGATGCAGCAGATGCTCTTAACGCAGTGGTCGAAGAGTTAATTAATCGGAATAAAGGATCTCGTAATCTATGATGAATCAAGAAGAATCTGAAGAAGAATTTGATTCGCTTTACCTAGACGAGTCCTCTATCCTTACTGATGAATACGATGAGCCGGAAGATGAGCTTGATGAGCTTTCTAAAGAATTTGTAAGACAATTAATTGATAAAATTATGCAATTTATGACTGTATTGGTTGGTTATGAACTCCATAGTTATCAAAAACCTTTAGCAAGAAGAATTATAGAATCCGTTATTATTAATGACGGTGAGGAAATTACCGCTCTTGCTGCACGTCAGTCGGGCAAATCTGAAACTATTGCTAACACAGTAGCCACTCTTATGGTGATTCTTCCAAGATTGGCTAAAATTTATCCCGAACTTTTAGGTAAATTTGGGGATGGTCTTTGGGTTGGAATGTTTGCTCCAATTCAATCCCAGGCTGAAACTTTATTTGCTCGTCTAGTCAGCCGTCTTACAAGTGAAACTGCTTTAGAAATCCTTAATGATGCGGAAATTGACGATTCTTTAGGTAAAACTGCTGGGGTAACCCGAAACATTAAGCTCAAAAACAGTGGCTCGGTAGCTATGATGATGACTGCTAACCCAAGAGCAAAAATTGAGTCTAAGTCTTTTCATTTAATTATTATTGATGAGTGTCAAGAAGCAGACGACTTTGTTATTGCCAAATCTATTTCCCCAATGGGTGCGTACTACAATGCTTCCATTATTAAAACCGGCACTCCTACAACATCTAAAAACAATTTTTACAAAGCTATTCAGCTAAATAAAAGACGTCAAACCGGTAGGAATTCTAAACAAAACCATTTTCAATGGGACTGGAAAGACGTAGCTAAAGTTAACGAAAACTATTCAAAGTTCCTTAAAAGAGAAATGCTTCGCATTGGTGAAGACTCAGATGAGTTCCAGATGTCTTACAACTGTAAATGGCTACTTGAACGAGGTATGTTTGTTACCTCTAATATTATGGATGACTTGGGCGACACTAGTATGGAAGTTGTTAAGTCTTACCATAAATCCCCAGTTATTGTAGGAATTGATCCTGCACGTAAAATGGACAGCACAGTGGTCACAGTGGTCTGGGTAGATTGGGATAGGCCAGATGAATTTGGTTTTTATGACCATAGAGTTCTAAATTGGATGGAAATCCAAGGAGACGACTGGGAAGATCAGTACTACCAAATCGTTAACTTTCTTTCAGCATATGACGTATTATCTGTTGGTGTAGATGCTAACGGTGTAGGTGACGCAGTAGCCCAACGTCTTAAGCTACTATTACCACGAGCCACGGTTGTTCCTCTAAGCAGTAGCCCTACTGAACAATCTAAACGTTATAAGCATTTGCAGGCTCTTATTCAACGCAGAATGATCTCGTGGCCTGCTCACGCTAAGACAAAGAGATTACGTGCCTGGAAACGGTTTTACCAACAAATGGTGGATGCTGAAGTAAAATACAAAGGTCCAAACTTTACAGTGGCCGCTCCGGATGAGGCCCACGCACACGATGATTTTGTTGATTCTTTAGCTATTGCTTGTATGATGACTGAAGAATTAGTGATGCCTACTGTCGAAGTAAGCAGTAACCCATTTTTTTAATTTTTAAAGTTTAGGGCGACATTTAGTGAAATTCGTAGGAAACTCTTTATGAGGATCCTCAATCCATTAGGAGAAAAAAATATGGCAAGTAACATTAGCCCGGCACCGCAGTTCCCTGAGCGCACGCCGACTTCATACGAACGCAAGTTCAGCCCAGCACAGCCAGGTCTTCGTGGCCCACTTCGTTTTGAAGAAGGCCTTGCAACCGACACCGATGTTCCACAGGAATTCGAAAACGGTGCATCACAGGGGTACATCACCCCTCCTGGTCGTCCTAACCACAATCAGAATGTATTCGAGAAGTTCCCAGAAGAGACAATGCGTGAGCGTGCTCACGTTGGTTCTGCTGCTTGGGTAGAAGCTCCAACATACTTGGACAACTTCTCTGAAGGCGCATTCAGCGATGAAGCTGAATTGACGTTCCAGGAAGAGTTCCGCTCAGGCGAACACTACCAGCGTCTTAACCCAGCCACAGTCGTCGACTAGTAAAAAAATAGCTTCCCGGCCTCATACCCCTTCTCTGGGGCCGGGCAGCTGTTATTTAACTGTAGAAGGATTATAGAGGGCAATGTATGATAATTAATATGAAAGGACGTGCGGCATGAGTATCGATTTCTCGCCACCGTCCTATAGAGCCGCATCATCCGATCTTACAATTTCTATTTCCCCATTGGGACTTGTAGAGCTTGCGGATGAAGAGTTTGAAGTTCACGGTCCAAGACTTAATCGTTACTCCCTTAACTGGGCTATGTACCTTGGTCATCATTGGAGCTACCGACGTGAGATCGGTGAAACCCAAATGGTGTACAACTATTACCGTGCGTTTACAGATTACATTGTTAACTTTACATTTAGTCGTGGCGTACAGTTCCGTAGCCCTAAACAAACTGAAGCTATTGTTCCCGACATTTTAAAAAGAGCTTGGGAAATAGATAACAACAAGCATGGTGTTTTATGGGAAATGGGGCAGCAGGGCGGCGTATCAGGTGATTGCTTTGTTAAAGTTGCTTACGAAGAAGCCTGGCAAGACAGCACAGGTGCTTATCATCCAGGTAAAGTCCGTATTCTTCCACTTAACTCATCTTTTTGTTTTCCTGAGTTTCATCCCCATGACAGAAACAGACTAATTAGATTTAAACTAAAGTACCGATTCTGGGGTACTTCCGTTGAGGGCACCCGTCAGGTATACACCTACACCGAAATCCTCACCGATGACATGATTGAGGAGTACATTAACGATGAGCTTATTGACTCGCGTCCGAATCCGCTTGGAACCGTACCTGTTGTTCATATCCCAAATGTTTTAGTTTCGGGATCACCTTGGGGTCTATCTGACTGCCACGACATTATTGTTCTTAACCGTAACTATAATGAAGTGGCTACCGATGTTGCAGACATTATTAACTACCACGCTGCCCCTGTTACCGTTATTACTGGTGCTAAGGCCTCTAACCTAGAGAAGGGCCCTAAGAAAGTATGGGGCGGTCTTCCTAAGGACGCACAAGTATTTAATCTGGAAGGCGGCGGCCAAGGATTAGCAGGAGCTGTTCAATACCTAGAAATAGTAAAACGTGCAATGCATGAAATGGTTGGTGTACCAGAGACTGCTCTTGGTCAAATGGTACCTATTTCTAACACTTCAGGTGTTGCGCTTTCTATTCAATTCCAGCCTTTGATGAACCGTTATCAACAAAAGATTGTTATGTACGGTAAAGGTCTAGAAAAGATTAATGAACTTATTCTTCGTACACTAGTATTTAAAGAGCCTGAGCTTTTTACTTGGAATCCAAACTTTAATGGACCAATTAAGCCAGAGCAGATGCCGGTTTTGGACCCTGCAGATCCACTTACTTACCAAAGCTTTACTCATTTCCCACCACCTTTGCCTCTAGATAAGTTAATTGTTTTGAATGAGATTCAAACAATGATGAGTATGAACCTAGAAAGCCGCGAAGGTGCCCTACGTCGACTAGGCGAAGAGTTCCCTAATGAAAAGCTTGAAGAAATTCGCGCAGAACTTATTGCAGATGCTAAATCTGATGGTGCTCTTAACTTGCTTAAGGGCCAGATTAACTCAGCAATCATGTCTCTTACTGGTTTATTACCAGACGGTTCACCAGCAGGTATGAGTCCTGCTCCAGGTGCTGAAGGTGCCCCGGGTGCTGAAGGCGCTCCTGCTATGGGACCAACACCGTTTGAACAGGAAACCATAGCGATGCTACAAAGTGATTTGGTAACAAAAGCGTACGGAACAAAAATTCCTCAACGTAGAGGACCAAACGCA